ATCAGGAGCTACTGAGAGAAGACTGATAAGGATACCGTAGTAGAAGTAGTGTCGATTTCTCTTTCTATTTCTGTTACTGACAGTACCTGACTGGCTGCTCTTGTTACTAATTCTAGCTCGAATGGATCTCCAGCTGTGTGTAAGGTGAATATTGAATCTGAGTCTGCTATACCTCCTGATGAGGCTGATGTATGGGTTATGTTTTCCCCAGTCCATTTTTGCAATGCTGATCCATAGGTTGTCGTAGTTATTTCTTCTACGATCTCTTGAGTTGTTGTTGTTGTACTGTTCATCGAACCCTGGGTGAAGTTTGGGGTTACTAATTCTGCTCTTGCTACCGTGGGTGATGCCAGTAATAAGAGTACTAGCCATTTCTTCATGTCTTTGATTTGTCCTTTTTATTATTACCGTTACTACCAGTAGTCAAGCCGAAAGTTGCTAAGGCTCCAGTGAAGACACTGGCAGGAAATGTGATATCTCCACCTGGACTTTTCTTGATCATAGGTATTTCTACATAATTTAATGTAATAATAAATCCACTCCAAACAACTACGCCAAGCCTGACGAATGTTCCAAGGATCTGGATTTGGTGTTCTTGATCCTCTGCTGCATCTTTCAGCTTTCCGAGGAGTCCTTTTTTTTCTTCCGCTGTTCCTTCCATTTGTTGACTTTGGCTTGTAGTTGTTTCTGAACTTTCTTTTTAATCGGTTCAAATAAAGACTGCGTAATAGATGTTGTTGCTACCGCTACAACTGCTGTAGTCACAGCTGTCACTACCACTGCTGTCTCAGGTACTGGCATTTTAATGTCCAATACAGGTATCTTTAAACTTGGTGCTACAGGTTCTTCTGTAGCTTCTTCCTCTACCCCTTCAGGAGCCTCCAGATCGCTCGGAGGGATCACCATAGGCTTATACCCTGGAATACGAGCTGAAGGTGGCTTAAACTCGATTTCCATCGTAGGTAGAGGTGTAGGAGCTGTTGGCAGCTTAATCGGCTGCATCAGGGGTGTTACCTGCTGCTACCCATTCTAGATACTCTTGGTAATCTGTGTTATCTTCTGCAAATGGAATCCAGGTTTTTTCTGATCCTATCGTTCTGATAACAATATCAGTTAGTCCAGTTGGAGTAGTTGCTTTTTGTAATTTATAGTTAATAGTCATAATTTAAAGCTCCGCAGAAAATGCAACATAGGCATCATCATCGTTATTAGCACCGTATTCACCAACTTCCCCTTGTGTAAATCCTGATCCACCTGTACTTCTAAGATAAGCTGTATTCAATCCAGCTCTTTGTAATGTTGGTGTAAAGCTATCTGCCCTGGAAGCCATAACTCCACGAAAAGATCCTCCTGTTGTAAAGCTAGGACTAGATCTCATGGTAACTGGATATGAAATAACAGTACTGACTTCTGAAGAACTTGAGGCCCATCCAACACCTAAATTACCGTAAACGTGCCCAGGAAGCCATTTCCAATAATACCTCTGACACCTATCTAATTCTTCACCATACGATCTATGTTCAAAGTCAGTTGCGTAAGAACCTACTTCTAACTGAACACCTGTAATTTCTAAGGTCGCATCATTTGTTGTGTACCATGTTGATGTAGCATCTTTTGTTCGCGTACCACCAGCATAAGTCATCCAAGCATTTTCTGTTACAGAATTATCAGTATAATTTGTGCCAATAAAAGGCCAAAGAGAAAAAACAAATCCTTTACTAGCATTATTATCAGCTTGTAAAGCTGGACTCGAACTACCAGGAATTGTTTTAGTGATTTTTGTCCAAGTATTTGCAGTCAAAGTGCCTGTTGCATAGGGATAACTTCTTTCTGTACCATCTTCCATGCTTAAATAACCTTTAAAATCCTGTGCAACACTAGATTTTATCCAAAAAGATAATGTTATAAAGCTAGATGTTGAAGTATAATTCCAGCCACTTTGTGCAATATCCTGTGCTTCTAGTTGCGTTGAAAAATTTATAAAGTCTGCTGCACCTGCACCGCTTGTTTGGTTTCCGTTTGTTATTTTTAGAGCTTTTCTAAAACCTAATGTATAAGGAGTAGTTCCACTTGCAACATCAACTTGTGCGTGAGTAGGTGCTTCATCTACACCTGAGTTTTCAACTGCAAATCTATCAACACTTCCATAGCCATTGGTAGTAGATGACGTACCACGTTGAGCCACTTGCATCGCCCCATTAATTATCAAATTTCTAAAACTTCTAGGATTCTTAACATCTACTGCAACAGCTTGTCCACTAGTTGCAGCATTGATTGTATTTACGTTTAATGTACTCATGCTGCCTCCAATGCTGCTACTTTAGTTTCTAATGTTTCTATTTTAGTGATCGCCTCTTGTAATGCAGCAGTAAGAAGAGGAACGAGTTTCGATTGATCTATACCTTGGTAAACAGGGTTATCATCAGAATCTACTTCATCTTTTGTTCCTACTATTGCTTCTGGTACTACAGGTGTTACTTCATGTGCAAAGAACCCGTCAACTGTTGTATCAGGATCAACTTTAAAATTAAATCTATATGGTTTAAGTGTTTTTAATCTTGTTATTCCATCGGAAATTGCAACAACATTATCTTTTAATCTGTAGTCTGAAGAAGTTGAATAAGTAGTTGAACTACTATTAATCGTAACCTGTCCGACTTGTGTCTGAGTTGATCCACTTGTGTTTCCATATCTCCACCTTATAGCTGCACCACCGTCAATTATATTCCATTCAGAATGGTCATTAGATTTAACATAAATTCTACCTCCTGAGGTGAGGTTGCAACCCGTATTGTTCCCTGTGTCTACACCTAAAGCGTCAACTGTTGTACCTATATTTAATTGACCACCTGATGTGATGCGAACTTTTTCTGTTGGTGTGGCAGAGGACGCATCAAGATTAAAAGTAAGAGCATTTGAGTTTTTTGAACTACTACCGCAATCTATCGTCCAACTATTACCATAAGCATTAAGAGCAACACACGAGGATGCATCAGCATGATTATTATCATTTTTAACTAATACTTGAGTTCTACCATTTTTATCTTCTTGGAATGTTGCTCTTGAACTCCAATAATCTGTATTTCGTCCTACATGTAAATTTCCAGCAGATGTAATGCGAAGTCTTTCTGTACTATTAGTTCCTAAAACTAAATCACTTGCATAAGTGGTTATTATACTTGGATTATAAGAGGTACTTCCACCTCTAATCTCCATAGTACGACTTGATTGGTCATCTAATAAAATTACAGGTGTAGTTGTTCCAACTGTCAGAGGTTTTGTAGGAGTTGCATCACCTATACCGACATTTCCAGAACTATTAGCAGTTACAAACGATCCATCACCTGCGTAGTTATCGTTTAAATTGATTGTTCTATCAGCAGCAGGATTCGTTGCAGGAGCTGCGATGCTCATGCTATTCCCGCTTGAATGTTTTAATTTTATTTTACTCATGTATCTTTATTTGCAATTAAGAATGCTTTGTAGTCTGCTTTGACTTGAGTAGTCCATGCAGCATTGCATATTGCCTGAACATCACTGTCCTCGCCCGATATGTTTGTATCTACTAAGTTGTCACTTGCATCAAGTATTCCTGGTACAATTGTTTTCCGATGAAAAGAACGGGCAAGTTCCACACCATCTTCTTTGATGACTGATGCAGTTCTTACCTGTATATTCCATTTTTGAACGACTTCTATTTTATCGTTCTCTAGTGTTTTTGTTATTGCCATTTAGGGTTAATCTCCGATTAAGACAGGTTTATGGCTTAGTTTTAAGACGTGCTAACGGTCTAAATAATTAAACCATGTAATGAGCAGCCAATGATAACTGTGCGCTGGCACCATTAGACCATGAGTTCCAGTTCGCTCCTACATAAAATTCAAGTTGACTACCGCTTGTTTGCGCTCCAGCTTGCACACTTGAAAAAACATTAGATTGGTAAGCTACAGACCCAGAACCTTGATAACTATTGGCAGCGAAAGGTAATCCAGCAATCAGAGGATAGGCAACTCCACTAGTATTCATTTGAAAACCAGCCATTCTTAAGGTTACTTGAACAAATCTCCCTATCTTTGTATAGCGGGCATCTAGAGTGGTTGGACTAGTGGTGTAACTAACATCTACCCATGCACTACCATTATATGTTCTTGCTACAGGCGTCCATGTTCCCTCTTCATAATGATCCAAAAGCTCCGAAGTTGTAGAAGCACCCGTTGCTGATGTAGCAGTTTGAGCACTAAAGTCAATACCTTTACCAGACGGGAACGCTAGTCCTGTAGCTGATGTCTCACATTGCTTAGTATTATTATGGTAGAGTTCTACTGCTCCATTAGCTACAGCTTTAATAGCATCTTCATTATTATTTACTCTTGCAACTATATTTGCAGTAGCATCAATATATAAAGAACCTTGATTGCAATCTATCCAACCGTTTGTACCATTAAAAGAGATTTCTAGATCATCATCTGTTCCAAATTGTTGTTTATCGTTATCGTCTAGTTGTACTCCTGTAGAGCCTTTAATTGTTACTGCCATTAGATTACCGTCCAAGATTCACCAGCACCAACCGTTACGGTGACACTAGAATTTATAGTTACAGGGCCAAATGTACCTGCGTTGTGGTTGTTTTGGATGGTATAGTCATGGGTAACTGTTTGCTCGTTTTCCCAAAAGATTTTGTTACCATTACTGTTACCACCTGTTGCACCAGCTGAAGCATTACCCCATGATATATCTGTACCATCAGATGTTAGTACTTGATCAGCGGTACCTACAGCTAATACAGCTGGATTACCAGATGCATCACCATAGATAATTTTACCTCTAGCTATCCCTGCCATATGAGCTAAAGTAATTGCGTCATTAGCTAGGTTGTTTAAGTCTTCACGTAGTAGAGGTCTACCAGCTTGTGTTGACCCATCATGTACAACTATAGTATCTTTTGTTGTGTCTACAGTAACTTCTCCTTCGGCACCAGTGAAGCTACTGTGGTCTGAGGTTGAACCTCTTCTTAGTTTTAATAATTTTGCCATTATGATACCGATCCAAAGTCAAGGTCAAGGTTCGATCCAGCACCACCATTTAATAGTGTTACTGTAAGATCTCCTGATGAAGAATTAAATGTTAAATTAGTACCACTCTTAGGTGCTAAATCTCCTGTTGCTGCTGTAGCAAACAGTGGAAAACAAGTTGTATCTGAACTTTCATCTGCAACTGTTATAGCAGTTGGAGTACCGCCAGCGGCTGCTTCCCAACCAGCTTCGCCATTAGCGTCAACTGTTAGGACATAATCTTCAGTTGCAGTTGTATCTTTAACAACAAAGTTGATTCCAGGTATTCTGAATTTGGTGATGTTCGTATCACCTAAAGTTATCTCGTTAGATACTGTTGCTGAAGAAGGGTCTGCACTTGCACCTATAACTATATTGTTATCACCTGTTGTTATAAGATCTCCAGCTTTGTATCCAAATACAGAATTATTAGAAGCTCCTAAAGCATTTTCTAATGTTTCAGTACCAACAAAAGTGTTGTTGTCACCTTGACATTTCCAAGCAGCAGCATAACCAAGACCTGAGTTATTATTTCTTTGACCAGAGTTAGATCCAAACTGAGCATATCCAACTAAAGTATTTTTACTAGAACTACCAGTAAGATCTTTTCCACAACCTTTTCCAATAAATACTTGATGAATACCAGATATGTTTCCACCACTGTCAGCACCAATGGAAACTGACCCCTCTGATATATTTTGACCAGCACCAGAACCCACGCAAACTATATCTGTTTCTGAAGCACTGTAGGCAGCATTATAACCTATTCCAACTGCTGTGGACTTGTTCGAGTGACCTCGACCAGCGTCATATCCAACAAAAGTATTTCTTGTGCCAGTTGTAACATTTCTTCCAGCACTAGAGCCTATAAAAGTATTTTTAAATGTGCTTGCATTAGCTTGCAAACCAGCTTCAAATCCAACAGCAGTGTTGTCGTCACCTTCTGTTACGTCAGTAATAGCATTATATCCAAATGCAGTATTATTAGTTCCATCAGTGGTTATAGCGTCTCCAGCATTAGTACCGCCAAGGGTGTTGTACTGAGCGTTAGAGGTGACTCCACCTCCTCCACCTCCTCCAATTTCTTTTACAGTACCAGAGTCATTTATATATAATTTCGCTGCGGATGTATCAACAGCTACTTCACCACTAACAATATCACTAGTACTTGGTGTGGAAGTACCCCGCTTTAGTTTTATTACTGCTGCCATTAGAAGGTGCCTCCATCAACCAATCCGTCTACTTGAGTTGCTGTAAGTAATCCTGAAGATGAGTTAAATGTTAAGTTAGATCCACTTTTAGGTGGTAGATTTCCTGTCGCTGCAGTAGCAAATAATGGGAAACATGTTGTATCACTAGATTCATCAGCAACAGTAACATTTGTCGATGTAGTTGCTGTAGCAGCATTACCAGTACAAGAACCAGACGAACCAGAAGCATTACCAGTTAATGCACCTGTAAAATTTGTAGAGGTTAGAACTCCTGAAGAAGGATTATAAGTTAAACCTGTATCAGTTTCAATCCCTTGTGTACCAGTAGCACCATCTACAAAGACAGGGTAAACAGTCTCATCAGTAGAGTTATTTGCACTAGCAGTAACATTAGTTGCTTCTGTTGCTGTAGCAGAGTTTCCAGTACATGATCCAGCTGATCCAGATGTATTACCAGTTACGTTACCTGTTACATTACCAGTTAAATTACCTTCAAATGTACCAGCTACAAGTGTACCTGAACTGATAGATAAATTACCTGTATCTGTACCTACAAAATTACCTGTACCTACTATAAATTTATCTTCTGATTCATCCCAACCTATAAATGCATTAGCAGAACTACCTCTTTCTATAACAAGCCCAGCATCATTAGATGGACTACCAGACGTACCATTACCTAGTTCTATTAAAGCGTCTTTTATCTCAGAGTTTGTTGTTTGTAAAGATGTAGTTGTCCCGTTAACTGTTAAGTTACCAGACATAATTACATTATCACTGAATGTTTTTACGCCTGCTACGGTTTGAGCTGTTGTTAAATCACAAAATGCTCCAGATCCACCGATTGCTATAACAGAAGTAGCTACTCCACTACCATTATCACCATATCCATAGTAAAGTTTCTTATCACTAGCGTTTTCGTTAAAAGCTAATTCTGAAGATGCTAAAGAACTGGGTGCTCCAGCTGATCCACTAGAAGCTCTTTTCTTAATTCTTATTGTTGATGCCATTGTTAAAAATTACCTCCCTCTAAGGTCTTAATGTTTTGTGCGTTATCGGCAAAATATTTTGAGGAACTGTTTTTCCAATAGATCACAGAACCATCTTCTTTGGTGGATTGGTCAAGCCAAGGTATACTATCTACATAAGCTTTAACTGATTGCTGGCTAGGTGGGTTAACAGCTGAATTACTAGACATATTATCTTCATCTAGTACTGTATTAGAAGCTATTTCAAAAAAAGTACTTCCAGTATAATACTTTAGTTTATTAGTACTAGTATCATACCATAAATCACCTGCGGATGGAGAACTAGGTGCTGATGATGCTATCTTATATTCATTTGCATATCTATTTACGTGAGCTATATTATCAGCTACAGTCGTAATGTTACTTCCAGCAGCTGTACCAGTTAGAGCATTAGATACAAAACCGTAATCAGAAGATACACTTAAGTCACCTGCAACAACTCCAATATCAGTCAACCAATCTGGTTCATTAGCAGTTATTTGATCTGCTAACGTATCTATACTATCAGCTGCAAATTTAGCTGTTGTTACTGCACCATCTTCTATTTCATATGTCTGTACTAAATGATCTTTTTCATCTATAGCACGTAATACTTGTATCTGATTATCATTTAGATCATCTTGTTTTATAGAAGAACCTGCATAATATACAGCTCTACCTTCTACATCAGAAGAAGCATTATTTAATATTTTAGTATCTCGATAGATTCTAACAACTTTATTCTGTGGTATGTTACCTGAAGTCCAAGTAACTGTACCTCCATTTTCAGTATAATTTGTTATGTTATAATGAGTAGCAGCTGTCTTTAATACACCATCTACTCTTACTTTGATTTCATCAGAAGTGAAAGAAGGAATCGAAAAAGCTTCAGAAGAACCCCCACTTGCTGTATATTGTTTAAAACTTGCCATTGTTTATTTGTAAATTGTGAGGACTTCATCAAAAGAAGTTTGAGCAGTCTTTTGTTTTCTCTTTAATTTTTTACCTATCTGTTCACTAGATAATTCTTGAATCAATTCATCTCCTTGAATACTTAACCAAGCTTGCTTTCTAGCTCTAGTAAATAGTTTACCTATCATTTTATTATGATAGTAGTCTTTAGATTCATAAGCACCTCTATTACCATCTCTAATATCCTTCTCCATTTGCATTATGGATTCAATGATTTTCTTTTGACGAGATAGTTTAGTTAGTTCTTTTTCTAAGTTTAGATCACCTATAGCTTTTTGATACTTAGAACGTATCATAGGAGAATCTGTTAAGTTAATACTATTAGGTCCAGGGGAGAAATATGTTGACATTCTTAAATCATAACCTGATCTAAATAAGAAGTTTCTTCCTTCAGTATAGTCTAAGTTAAATGAAATAGGACTAACAGCATTCCACATTCTAGTTAATGGATCCCATTCTTTAATAGGCTTACCATTTAATAGATCATATTTAATTGGAATATCTTCACCTGGGAATTTCTCGAATGCTAGGTTTCTATTTCTTATAGCATCTTCAATACCAGATCCTAATTCACGGGTATATGGTGTAATTAGTTTACCGAATTCATTTCTAATACCAGCTAAAGGTATCTGATTGTTTAGTAAACCAGCTACAATCCTATTGAATTGTCCAGGTCTTCCACTAAATAATTCTACAAACTGTTGCATTCCAGCTAGATAAGACTTACTTGTAAAGCCTTGAGCTACAATAAGAGACATCTTTTGGAACTGATCTTCAGTCCACTCTTCTCCCATCAACTGACTTGCATCACCTATATCACCAATAGTAGCTAATATCTGGTTAAATGGTTCAAATGAATCATATCCAATCCAGACATCACCTAGTTTAATTTGTCTAGGTCTCCATCCACCATCTATCCACATCTGTCTCTGTTGTCTATCAACAGGACCATTACCTGTAATATTACCACTTAAGTAAGAATATGCACCCATACTGATTACAGCACTACCCATAGACAACCTACCAACTTGTAATGCCTTAGCATTAGCTAGTTCTTCAGCTGAAGTGATGCCGTATTTAGCTACAGCTTCCATTGATCTTGGGTTATTTGCACTAGCAAATGCTATATCATTCCATTCTTTAACTAAGAAGTTAAGGACTGGTGTATGTTTAGCAGTAAGATTAAGACCATTAACTCCAGTCTTAGCGAATAAGAAGAAAGGTTTAGCCCATGGAGTCTGTTGGAATACTGAGTTTAAACCTGCAGCAAATCCAGTTAGTTCTTGGGTTAGTGTAACTTCTTGACGAGCAAACTTAGTAGCTGCATCTATAATATTACCGTTACCATCGAATATCTGTGCATAGAAATCTTCTTCATATAGTCTGACTAGCTCAGGAGTAACACTATTATAAGCTGTTAACGCTCCTTTGTTCTTAGCATCTATAGCAGAACGTAAAGCTTTCTCTCTCATCTTAGCTCTACCTAAGATATAAGCAAAAGCATCATCAGTTGCTGCCATTATCTTAGTAGAATATGTAAGGAAACTATTACTATTCAAGTTCCTAGACATATTTGCCATAGCAAATGCAGCTTTATCTCCAGCTGTAGCCTGATCACTTTCAGAGAATCTCCTTAATATCTCCCAGTTATCATCACCTTGAGTATATTCAGCAAATCTAGTCTTAATAGTAGCTATATCTCCAGTCCAGTATGAGTTTAACTTAGTTTTAAATAACTCAAATGACTCTGGAATAGCTTGCATCATAGCATTAATTGATGATAAACCAGCTCTTAAGGTAGTTGTATCACCTGTGAATGGTAAGCTTATACCAGCTCCTATAGCCTGTGCAAACGGTCTTAAGAAGGTTGCAGTACTTGTACCTATAATAGCTCTCATAGGAGTCTTAGGACCACTTAGAACACTATGTATCATAACTCCTTGGAGTTCTCTAACCATAGCTCCTACCTGTGCTTTACCTTCAATCTCTCCACCACGGATCATCTTCCTAGCCCATTGAGTAAAGTCATCTACAGTATTAACTGTTTTCATTGATGAGAATGCTTCAAACAAAGCTAGTACTAAATCTCCATCTTCATCTTTATTAGCTATTTTAAGTATAGACTGAATAGTTTCTCTAGCATCTTTAACTTCTTGCTGTACTGCTTCTTGTATAGCAGCAGGTCTCTTAGCTCCTAAGTTACGGAACTCTTGAGATAATGTATACTTAGCTCTCTTAGATTCAGAGATAGCTGTAAGCATAGTATCAAGGATCTGGTCAGCTGGTCCATCTATATCTAATAGGTTGTCCCAATTACCAATCTCCCTACCAGCAATTCCTAAATCTCTTAACTGTTGTAGTAGTGTAGATACAACTAGATCACTAACGACAACATTCTGAGCTGTGATAGTAGTAATCTCATCTATCTTCTTACCAGTTATATCAGTAACATCAAACTTAATTGAAGTCTCTAGTACCTCTTCTAAGTATTCTTCAGCTGTCATTTCAGCTGCATTACGACCTAAAGTAATACGTTGATGAGCTGCAATAGCATCACCAAATACTTCTATTAGACGCTTCTTATTACCATCTACAGCTTTAAGTACACTCTGGAATTTCTCTGCACTATATAGTCTTGATAGAGTATCTACAACTAACTCTTCAGTTAATCCAGTTTCTCTAGCAATTCTTTCTCTCTGAACAGGTGTCGATACGTTACCTGCAGAACCTTCCTCTGCTCCCCATTCAGTTCTTATTCTCTTGTTACGTTCCCAAACAACGAAAGGATCTTTATCTTGGGATAAATGATTACCCTGATGTCTACCAGCTACGGGTGAGTTTTTACTAGCTCTAAATCCGAACTCATTCTTCCTAAGTTCTTGGATACCTTTTCTTATTGTTTGTAGTTCTACACTAGCACCTCTTTCAGCTACCTGTGCTCTAGCAAAGTTACTGCCTTTACCAAGAGCCATTGCAGCACTATCAAAGAGTATACCAATACCCATACCTTCTACGATGTTTTTGAATTTCATCATTAGAGGATGGTCTGTATCTCTAGTACTGAGTGGTGTGTCCATCCAACCAAAACGATCTCGCATCATTCCTAATGCGTTCTCACCATCTGTTGTATGAGATATAGTATCAGATATAGCACCTATACCAGCTGCTCTAATGAGACCATAACCAGCTGCACCAGATAGCCATGCAGGAGCTGTTATCCCAGCTGCACTAGTAGCTGCTGTTACACCAGCTGCCATTGTACCGAAGTGTACTACACCTCTTAACATCTGACCCCACCAAGTCTTAGTGATGATAGGATCATCTTCATTAACAAATGGTGTCCACTCTGGTTGGTAGTAACCTTTCTCTTTCTTTTCTTTACTTGCTTGACCTGTTACTGTGTCTATAGCACGTTCAGGGAAAGTTTGTATAGATGAAGCAGTATCTTGTATACCACCTAACACAGCTGATTTTAACTCTTCAGCTACACCTGGAAGACCCCATTGTTCTCTATTTCTAGGGTCATCTTGTCCTGCTTGTATGGCAGCATCTTCTGCAACTTGTTGTTCTTGTACCTTATCGGCTTCTTCAATTCCTGTTTGAATACCTCCGAGTACATAAGAAGCTTGGTCTAGTAGTTCTTTATCTACCAGACCTTTTTCTTCATTTTCCATATTTACCTTAGTAATAATTAAGCATAAGCCATAACGTCTTCTAAAGCTACCTTAGCAACTTCACTAGTTAATGTATTTAATTGACGGAAGGGATCATTAGCAAGTTCGTCTCCATATGCTCCTGATACTATTCCATTATAAGCAAGTTGTTCGTCGTCAGTAATTTGATTAATTTTTCTATAACTATTATTGAAACTCTTCATACTACCAGCTTGATTACCTTTAAGTAGTAGTTTAATCTTCATTAGATCTTTCTGCATTTTCTCATCAAATACAGCGTCACCACCACCTAGACGTTCTACAACTCCTGGTATTTTTAGCATTTCAACAAGTTCTTTCATCTGCATGTCATAGATACCTAGACCTGTATCATCGTTCCAATTCCCATAATAATCTACACGTAATTGTAATAACTCTCTAAGAGTCATTTGTGATGGATCAAATTCTGGAACCTTCCCAGGTAATCAAAATGTACTATTATAATCTGCATCTTTAACTTGTAATTCAGTTAGCATATTTTCTGTATTATCTGGGACAACTGACCACTGAGCAGTTTTAGCAGAATTCTGTTTAATCATTAAAGGTCTAAGTTGGAACTTATCTTCAATTTTAATATCTCCTACTTCACCTTCTCTTAGGTCTGCTGTCATTTCAGTTCTCTTTTTAAAGAGTTCTCTACCAGTCATATTAGGGAAGTATTTAGCTTTATCTGTCCACCAACCAGAGATAGGTTCACCTTTTTCTTCAGCAGCTAAACTATTTAGAATAGCTTCTTGTTCTCCAGCATTCCAATATAAAGCACTATCTGCTGGTTTCTCAGTAGTACCTAGATACTGTACTAGTTGTGCTTCATTAGCTACTTCTAGTCTATAGTCAGGAACTATATTATTTCCAAACAATTTAGGAGAATGATTATCAGGATTTTTATCCTTAATAGTATTGAACTCATTCTTAACTATATCCATTGCTTTTATCTTATTATCTAGTTTAGCAGCTAGTGTATCCTCTCTATTATCAGATCTCATTAGTTGCTGATAAGTAGCGTTATAAAGATTAAGCATTCTGGTTCTAGCTAATCTCATTTTAGCACCTAATCTTTGGTCTATTGTACCATGTACTTTATAGTCCTTTATGATCTCTACGAATTCTGCATCAGCATCTTCTAGTTCTTGAGAAGTTAAACCTTCTGAACCTAAAATTGCAACTTTATCTTTCCAAACTTGTTGTAGTTCTTGAGGTAATTTAGCAATTAATTCAGTAGATAATAATTCACCTCTAGCCTCTTGACCTTGAAGGGTTAGTAAAGCATTACCTGATCTATCAGCTCTACTTTCACCATAATTAGCAAAAGAAGCTAACTCAGCGAAGGCAGAATTAGCTGGAGATAAGTTATGTTTCTTAGCTAATTCTGTCCATGTATTCATAGCTGCTGATTTTATTTCATCAGTAGACCAATTCTGTTCTTTAGCTTGATCTCTTATGCTAGCAGTTTGCTGTAGAATATCATTAGCTGTCTCAGCTTTCTCAAGCTTCAACTCTTCATTCATATCTTTCTGAGCTACGACTTGAAGTTGATTATATACTTCAGGTTTCAGTTCTTCTAGAGTAGTTGTACCACCACCTCTAGCTGGGAATGGAGTATTTATAGCATCCTGTAGTTCTCTACCAGATAGGTATCCTTTGTCTACGGCATGAGTAAGTAAATTAGCTGATTTAGCGAATCCCATACTATTATTCTTACCACCATCTAGTGTCTGTTCGTAGACACTGACTGAACCTGAACTACCAACCATAGCGTTTATACCTTCACGCTTGAATGTAGCAGCGAAAGCTTTAGCATTAGCATCTCTATTATTAGATCTTGCAGTTTCTAAAGCTACACCCATAAATTTCTTATGAGTTACTTGAGCTTGCTTGTATAACTCAGGAAAGACTTCTTCTCTATATCTTTTCTCTCCTATCTTATCTATGTAATCTTGGTTGAAAGCTGAATAATCTGCTAGTGCATCACGTAGTAATACTGAAGCAAAGGCAGCATCTTCTGCTGTAGCATCCTTACTAGTAGCATCCATGTAACTCATGGGTGTATCCATACCAGGAAGTTGTTTTTTAACACGTAAGAGTGATGGGAATATAGAATCAAAATCTTCTGCTATCTGCCATTGTAATTCTCTAGCAGTTAACTCATCAGCAGTAGCTCTATTAGTTTTAATGAATTCTAATCTTTGATTTAAATCAAGTTGATCTTCCTGTTCTTCAAATAACTCTTTTTGATGTTGATTTACTATTTTTTCATTCCGTAAATCCCATTGCTTATCTTTCTCTCTAAGCTTCTCGTCAATATATATGTAACCATCTTCAGTTATAAATTGGCTAAGGTCTTCGTTTTGACCAATATAACCTTTAGATTCTAATAGCTCCCAGTGATCTGCAGTAAATTTTTCCCATACATATGTTCTAGCATCCATACCATACCACTCAGGGGCTGGACCTGCTGAATGTTCTGCTGCTGCTTCTACTTCAGATTTAGTAAGCAGCTTGGCTGTCTTCAGTTTAGTCTTATGTACTTGATCATACTGAGCTTTAGCTAAATCTTTTGCTTTCCAGTAATCATGTAATTTCTTACCTGAACCTATTAAACCTACTAAACTTTTTATATTCTCTTGTTTCCTATCAGCAGCATTTGTAGCCATTACTACGGCTTCTTGTGTGCGTTTAGCGAAGTCTTCTTTCTGCTGATCTATTTGTTTATTTACTTCTTCAACAAGGCTATTATCAGCTGGATCATCATAGTTAGTTTTACTAATATCAGGTAAATTACCTTGATACTGACTCAGCATATCTTGAAAAGTACTCATGAGATCACCTCCATGTCAACATCAATTTTACCATAGTTAACTGCTAAGTAACCGTCTCTTATACCTACAGCCATAGGATCTATCTTAGCTACTTCTTGAGCCACAGCTCCACGGTATCTAGTTGGATTGCCGATATAGTTAAATTCATATATCTTATGTCCATTAGGAGATACTCCTACTTGTTCTATATCTTCTTTCATTCTAATATCACTAGGAGCGAATAGAGCAGCTATAGACAAACCAGTACTTAAAGCACCCATAAACTGACCTGCTTTATCTGCACCAGGATCTGAGACAAGAGCACCAAACTCAGGTGTCATTCCTAACTGTTTTCTGCTAGCACCTAACATCTTGGTCCTTTGTCTTTTCGCACCTTCTAATGCTATACTCTGACCTCTTCCAGCAAATTTTGCTATACCTGCATCAATCTTAGATTCTGCATTTAATAGTTCTAAATATTTATTCCTACCAGCTGATCTGGAACCACCACCTTCATTAACATATTGAGTAGCTGCATAAGATCTAGCAGATTTCTCTTTAGCAGATAAACCAGCTGCTCTCTTCTGCATAACAGCTTGACGTATGTCACTTAGCTGTCTAGACTCACCAATACCTTGAATGAATTGTTTCTTTCTTTTGAAATCAGTTTCTCTATTCCAATATTTAATTGAATTACTTCTGTAATTGTACACCTTTTCACGGTGTCTTTCTTTAGCTGCAGCTCTAGCTCCAGCATTAGGATCTGCACACACGGCAAAACTCGATAAAGGATAATTGGTTAGGACCATACTTGAGTTCCCTCAAGAATTTAAACCCTAAGAATTTGAGTAGTTTTAAGTGGACTGTATTCCGTCTATCTGCAACATTCCAAAGTAAAGGTTCTGTTCTACTCTCTACAAACCTTTTGGATTCTTTTGCAAACGTATGTGGGTAATCTTTAATAGCAGGTGTACATATCATCCATATAGCTCCCTCTGGGCCGACTCCAGCCATACCAGCAGTCTTGCCGTTAGGCACTGTGAAATACACAGCAGAGCCTTCCTGAGCGATGAATTTAGCGTACTCTATCGGATCATACCCGTGACCTTCTTCGACCTCTCTACGGTCTTCTGGACGTAAGTTAGAGGCCACCTCCAAGGCAGCCTCCATTGTTATTGGATGGATGTATTTAGACACGTCTATAATTTTTTGGTGAATAGTCTCCTTCCCATGACAAAGCTATTAGTGTAGCAGGAGCTGGGTGTGATGATTTAAGTAATAAGTCTACGTTATTATTTGCTTCATATACTGGTACTGTTTGTATTTGATCTGGTACATATGGTGCGTCTGATACTAAATAATCATCAGCAAAAGTAGATTCATATACTTCCTTATAATCATCTTTACCTACTCTTTGTAGAGTAGTTTCATATAAACCTGATTTACCGAAATTTAATTTAACTCTATGTATAACAAGTGATGAGTTAACATCAGCTTTAGATTGTTGACCTTGAGACTGAATAAGATAGAACTTAGGGAAACTAACAGAGTATTCATATAGATAACCTATATAAAATGTACCACTAGACCAATCTCCTGGCACTGTAAAGTCATCTGTATTAGTTACAGTACACTTAGCATATCTTCCAATTCTAGTAGCGTTAGTGTTTACATCAACTATTACAAGAGCACCGTTAGGTGAGGTTACTTGGTCTATCCAATCTGATTGGTTAGCAAATGTAGTTAATTTAGTATTAACATTATAAGATCCATTACCTACAGTAGTCCAGTTATCAAGATTAATTAGATAATTAATATTATCCTCATCAATACTAGGATCAGCATCTTGCTGCATAAGAGAAATTTTTTGCAGAAAATTATCAGTATCTAAAACATAATAATCTTCATCTATAATGAAATGATACTTAAGTGGGTTATTCAGTTTCCATTTAAACCAAGCCTGTTGTTCTCTTTTATCTCCAGTATTGAAATATTTATATGCATATATAGTATCTGAATTAGTTTTCCCAAATAATACTATAGAGTTTTCTCTAGAATTTGTTATTAGATCTATATTTTTCTCTAATAAAGTAGGTACAATTTTACTTGTTTCAACAACTGTAGGTTCTTGTTCTCTTACAACATTAGCCATCTCATTGAATCGGCTATACTTACCTGAGTTATCTACAAAACCTACAGTAGTACCTAGAGATATAGGAGGTAAATCCTTATTATAATTATATGTAGTCATACTCCTAAGTTTAGCTGTATCTGGATTTAATATCTCAGCATCAGAAGACAATAGGAATTGTTGGTTTGTACTGAATACTGCTAGTCCAGCAGCTACTTCTATACCATCAAATAAAGCTGATGGGAAAGTAGAGCTACAAGATATATCAATTGGATCTACAGAACTAACAGCTAACGCTGTCTTAGCAAAGAATGAAGGTACAGTTAATTCTCCAGGTCTAGATAGTATAACATTCTCACCTGATAATACTGCTAATCTATTACGAAAGAATAAAATTCTATTAATCTTATCCCCTACAAAGGAAGGCATAGGATTAGTTGAATCATCACCTACTGTACGATCTTCCCATGAATATTTTTTTACTAAAAAAGCACCATCTGCTTGACGCTGTAATACATGAGGCATAGTAGTAGCATCTAAGCTTTTCACGATACCTGGAGTTGGACATTCTACCCAACTACCTGGACCATCTAGACCATCATTACCTTGAAACTGAAGGTAGTAATCATCATCTGTTGAACTAGCAGAGTTAGATACTTTAACTATATATCCATCTTTACATTGTACAGGTAAATCTTGAACATCATTTATTGATTCTTGCATGACTCTCATCAAGTCTTTCTGAGGTATTTCTACACTGAATGCACTGTTAGAATGTAAATAAATACCATTACCTATTACTTGAGCAGTTATATTTGTACCTGATATTTCAGCAGTTATACCACCAATAATTGTATCAACAGTTACAGCAGTATCTGAATCAAAAGGCGTAGGAGCTGGTCTTATTGCTTTTATATTAGATTTAACTGCTACAGTTTCAACTTCATCTACTCGTATAGTATACTCTGCTATAGTAGTGTCTGTTGCTCCGTACCCAGCACCCCCTTTAGCTTCGGTCATTTTAACTTTTACCTGATCACCTACAACATAACCTTCACCGCCATGTAATAAGTTTACTCGTATACTATATGTACATGCAAAGTCATCAGATTGTATTTGGTTTCCAGTTTTCGTTTGACTATTCTGACCTAGTACTGTTAATCTAAATATTAAATTTTTTTTATTATCACTAGCACTATAGCTACTACCTGAAGAATTCTCAACATCAGCAATAGGCTCACCATTGTATGAGTTTGCAGAAGATGCACTAAATACTTGAGTACCTATACCTCTACAAGAACCACTGTCATTACCTATAACTAAAGTATCAGCAGTCTTCCTTAATCTAGTAGCTCTAGTAACATTAGTTGTTGTTTCGTTATTATATAAATTTAATGAATACTGTCTACCATTCTCTGATCTTAGTATTTCTACATAAGCAAAGTGTGAATGTTCTCTAGCATCTGTAGTACCTGTGGTACCTACAGTTTTAGTTCTATTATTTAGAAAGGTAGTATCATTAATAGTTAATGCTTGTATATCTTCTGTAGCTGTAGCACTGCTAGGTGTTAAGTAAGATGTGATAGATGTATGATCAGAATTACCTTCACTATACTGGCTGTTATCTGTATGATACCATACATCCTTTTCAGTACCATCCGTACAACTCCATATCCTCACCTTACCATGATGGTCTATCTGTCCTATATAAGATCCTTCTGTCTCATCTCTATAGTAATGAAACCAAGAACCATCATGATGTACATTAGCTAATGGTGTAGATCCTATACGTTTAGCTCCAGGTCTTTTATGTAATCCTTCTACTATATCAGGTATAGCATTTACTATATCTTTTACTTGACCAGGAAACTTCTTTAGATCTGGCTGTTGTGATATACCAGCATAATAACTATCTATAGTTTGTGTTACTGAAGCCATTATCTTCCTAATGTCCTCCAGGGTTGGTATGCAGTATAGACAGAATCTTCTGGTAGACCAAACATAGTATGATTACCTTGATTACATTCATACTCCATTACTGCAGATCTTGCTATACTTTCTTGCTGAGCTAATAGTTGAGCTAATTGTGCATTACCGACTAGTTGTGTAGCAGCTCTGACTGATGCTTTATATATTATATATCTTTTAAATACTTCAGGTAGATCTTCATAGGATATTAGTCTTGTTATATCTAAATTAATACCTCCAGAGTGTCCAGAGAAATCGTCTGAGTGACTCTGTTTATCATAAAGGTATCCGTTTCTTTTAACTACATCATGTGTCCTATCAGACCAACCTTCTGTAGTATCCATCTTTAATATATCATTACCAATAACTATCTTACCATTAGAATCTGGTGTATAAGTAACATGTCTCTCTGTATTAAAATGCCAACCTTCAGCTTGTAAATCTATATTAGCATCTCTAAGAAGATTATAGATAAAACCTATTTCTGGATTAGTTTTATTTATACTTGTTACTGGTGACTGACCGATAGCTCCCAAGATAGCATTTACAGCGGAGAGTTCGGTCTCGGTATCAATTGTCGTGGAAGCCATAAAAAATTTTGTAATAAAAAAGGGAGCCATAAAGACTCCCGTATGAATAATAAGTTAGAATGCTTGAGCAACTCCAGTATTAGGAGCGATACCTGCAATCAATTCCACAGCAGCAGCTGGGTTTAGAGGTGCAGCACCCATAGCTAGTCTACCGAGAATAACATCTCCTTGGTAGATAACTGATACGTCACCTGAAGTTACCTGAACCTGTGGTCCGATAGCTTCTACACAACCAACAGCTTCTTTCTGGAAGATAAGTCCACAAGAGTTGTCGAACTTGTTTCCTTCACCGTAGTCATTAACTGTACGCTGTCCATCAGGAGCACCAGAAGCAGATTCTGCTTGGTTGCCCATGTCTTCACTAACGAAGGAACCAGTATTACCAGGATCAGTTACACCTGTTACAGTTGTACCAGAACCAGTACCATACTTAGTACCAAACTTACCGAAGAATGGAATGTTCATTGACTTGTAGATCTTGATGCCTGCAATCTCAACGATACCTTGACCACTCTGACGTGAGTCACCTTGCTCGTCTCTGTTAACCAGTCCGTTCTCACCAACCTGTTGGATTAGTTCGTAGTACTGTCTAGGGTTAAGTACACCTACACGTCCTTCAGTTGAAACACCTTTCTCATCTAGTGCAGCAGCTGCATCATAGAAAGCGTTTACTAGTGAAGCAGCAACATAAGCATCAGCACCACTGTTGTTAGTACCAACACGAATCTGTGTTCCACCTGGCTCTACAAAGTTAGTCTTAAGAATAGGAGAAGCTTGTCTAGCAGCTTTAGTTACTGCTCTAAAGATTCTTCTATCATAATTTTCTGCTAATGCGTAACCGATTTTGCGACTTATTTCGCCTCGCAAATCGTAATGTGCAAGTGTCTCATCAAGTTCATACACGAATGCTGAACTGATTAAGAGGTCATCGCACTCGATGGTTACTTCTGCTACTGGTGGTGCGCCATCGGTGTTACCTAGTATGTTCTGTCCTGGGACA